TTACTTTCTTTTCCTGAACACTCTATCGCCCTGGAAGTCGCAGACGTACTCGAATCCGTCTTCGATGAGTTTGCAGACTTCGTTTTCGGTTTTGGCTACTTTTGAGATGTACTCCTCGTCGCCCTGGAATAGTGCTTTTTCGAGGTCTATGTACAGAAGCGTGTTCTCGATTTTTTTGTGTCCCAGTTGCTGCATTACGTAGTATTCCGAGTGGTACAGATGGTACAGCATGGTTCCTCTCCAGTACCTGAGTGTGTGGAAGTGGATCATCAGTAGTCTTGGATTTTGGAGCTTCTGGGCGATTCGTTTTCTTTGTTTGGTGAAGTTGCGTGCGTGATGGTCAATGGGCATGTTTGGATAGGCGAAGGTCCATGGTCCGTGATTCCTGTGAAGTGCTTGGAGCATGCAGCTGAGTCTGTTACTTATTTTCAAGACTCGTGGGTTGCTGCCTTTTTCTGGAGTTATGTTGACTACTTTTGACTCAAAGTCTACGTCATTCCATTTTAGCTGCCAGATTTCACCGCATCTTGCGCCCGTTTCCTTCAGCGTTTGTAGAAACGTGGCCATCCTTTGACTACATCCTGAGATGAGCTGATCGATTTCTGTCTCTTTAGGAATGAAGGGCAGCGTGCGGATTTTTTGGTAGGCCGGTGCTTCCCACGTTCCGCCTGTCATCTTTAGGAACGCCGAGTAGGCGTCGACGGCGTTGCTTTTTCTTCCGTTGCACCATTTCTGTTCCGAGATTACAGTTTTCATTGACTGCGGGTCGTAGAGGTTTGATCCTCGCCTTGTGAGTATGCGTAGCAGTTTGGCTCTGCCACAGATGGTGGATTCGCTTCGTCCGTTGCTCTTGAGCCATAGTTCGTATTCAAGGATTTTCTTTTTGAAGTCGCCATTTTCGTTTCTCCGCAGAACTTCAGTTGTCTGTTGTTCTGCTGCCAAGTTTTTCGTCTCCGTGACGCATATTTGGCGATTAGTAACTATGGCGGCTGTGGCTTTTTTCGGTTTGGTATCAACTCTTTGAAGACGTTCAATCGTGCTCCAAGCCTTTTCAACGTCAAGAGGATCTGAGAACCGGAGCCCGCAGTCACGACAAAGCCACCGTTGGATCTTGTCCCCGAAAATGGAATATCGGAGGGCATCACGCCAAACCCTCTTGGATCCGCACTGTGGGCATAGAGGGCTGATGCCAGCGGATGCAGCGACTACACCCGACTTTCCATTCTTAGTACTGGCTTCGCCAAACATGTGACCGTTACTCATCGGTTCAGTGTAAAAGTCAGCCATTCTCTCTCCACAGTGCACAATCATTCTCCATTGTGTCTCGGTATGTCGACGATTTTTCTGGCCATCCGTTTCTCTTCCTCTCGCAACTGGTCCTCAGAAGGCAGTGCTTGAAACTCGCTGATGCGGCCAAGCCTTGGAATAATAACGTCCTTCAGCAGCGTCTTCCCGTCTGAGCCCACGATCCATGGCAAAAAGGCGGTGATCTTGTCGAACTGCATTAGATAAGCGCTTTCAAGGAAGCTTTTCAGGAACCAGAACAGCACGCGCATGGATACAGCCCAGTTGATCTCTTCGTTCCGTCTGCGGTTGCCTTTGGTCCAGATGCGCGGAGGCTCCAATCGGACGCCAGGTTGAATGTTGCCGAAAGTTTCAGGCAGCTTAAACAGCAGCACAACACTAGCCTTTTCGGGGTTCCAGTCCCAGAAGACCTGGCGAATACCCCAGCGAGCCAGTAAGCCGTCTATTTCAGCCTTAGTACTCAAAGGGTCGATTGTGGTGTTCTTGTACGGCACTAGACGGTCATCAGTGTAGATCTTCATGTCCCCACTCCGTTCAAAAGCTCTTTTCGGTGGAACGCGGGTTCCTTTTTTATTTGAAGAAGAGTTCGTCTCTGATGGCTTGGCCTACTCTCAGGTAGCTCCTTTCGTTTTCGCAGAATTCCAAAATTGTCGTGAGGAGTGGGTCTCTGGCGTCTTTGAATTCTTTGATGAAGCCTGCTTTTCCAGCTAGTACTCTGACTTCAATGTTTTTGTCGACGCCGAGTATTTGGTAGAAACCTACTTTGTCATGTGCGTATTTTGCGAAATCTTCCCATTCTTCGATGATGTTCACCAAACTGGTTTCACCTTAAACTGTGTTGCCGCAAGAGTTTAAGGGAATTCTGGCACCGTCAAAGTATAGTAGACTTTGGAGAGCTCAGCAAAGTCTAGTAGACTTTGTTGGTACCTGCAAAGTCATCTATCTGAAAACGGACATATTCGTTATCTGTTGAGCTCGAGGTTTGTCTCGGCGATTTACTTATATCTAATAGAATTGTCAGGTCACAGCGCGCTAGTCAAGTGCCCGATGGGAGGAAGTGGTTTGAATTGATTGATGAAAAAGATCGTTGGTATGGGAGATTCGAACGTTTGCTTGATAGAACGAAGAAGCTGGGGAGCGCGTTAGGGAAGTCTAGCCTTAGTCCAGAGGATAAGGCTGAACTGTGGGAGTTCTTCTGGAGCTTCTACAGCGGCATACATAAGGATCTAGAGAAACAGTATCCAGTGTTGAAAAAAATCGCTGATTCAGATACAAGAGGCACCTAGTCAGTCAAGTATTGACTTCACGTTTTATCTTTCGATGCGGTCTTTTCTAGAAAGAGGATCAAAGCGGCTAGCTCTGCAATCAGCGTGTCTTCATCGGCTTCCTTCGTGAAGGTGTCAGGGCTGATCTGACTGAGCAAGATGGCAACGTGAGCCCTCGTAGTGAGCTGATAGAGTGTTGCTTGGCCGCCTGCTTGGGTATTCCTGATTCCTGCTTTTTCGAGGTAGCCTGACTGTTCGAGGGTTCTTACTCGGCGGCTGACGTTGGTGTATTTTGTGTGTCGTAGGCCTTTCTGGGTTTTGATTTGCTTGTGGATTTCGTAGATTGTTAGGGGGTCTCTTTGGGTCAGAGTTTGGAATATGGTGTGGTTGAGTCGGGCTTCTCGACCTTTGAACACTGAGAGCCTTGTGTTTTTGGGTTTGGGCACTTCATTCGCTGACCAGCAACGTGGGTAAAATCAGGACTATGTGGGGAAGTGCCTTTTCACGTTAATTTACACATTTTTGTGTCTACGGGTCTGGGGAAAAACGTTTCTGCAGGCAGAAATTGCCTAGTGGAGAAATGTTTCGGCATGCAGATATTTAAACAAAATCTGAGGCTTGATGTTGCTAGAGCATTTCCTAACCGGTTTCTGGAGGTGTTTTGTCGGGGGTGTTTTCGGCATGCCGAAACGTTTTCACGGGGGACAAAGAGATGATTGCAACATCGCTTTCCCGCTTGACATCAATGTTCAGCTGCTTCTCCAGAAATGGCTTGAGGATCTCATGGAACTTCTTTGGAATGTCTAGAGACATGCGCCCATACTCATAAGTGCGCTTACTGTTCAGGTAACGTTTCTTTGAGACTCTGTGCTGGATTCGAACCAATTTGCGCAGAAGCTCCCGCATCTTGTTCTACGTGGCCAGAAGATGTGCCTCAATGCGTTTTGACTCATGCTCCGTTATGGCTTTTCGAAGTAAGTCCTTGATTGCTTCGTTAACTCCGCTTGGGTAGCTGGAACTAACTACCTTTTCGCCAAACTCTCTGAGAAGGGCTGCTGGAACATCATAGATAGTTAAGTCAACAAACATATCATCATCAAATCTCTTATCGTCGACCCTTTGAAAGGCAGCTAACTTCTTCCTCTGCATAGCCTCTCTCTCTACTTTTCAGTTTGATTAGAACCCTTAAAAGGGCAATGTTCTAACGACATCCTTAGGTAGTAGAGAGAGTAGAGTTAAAGTGGACGCACGCGTGCTTTCTTGTGCGAAGGATTATCTTTTGAAACTGACAAAGTAGAAATTGGGATTTGACTTGAAGACGCTCCGAATCTCTGATGGGGCTCATGCAAAGTTGACTTCGGTTGTTGGAAGGCTAATGGCAGAGACTGGAAAGATGAAAACGTATTCTGACGCGATAGAGGCAATACTGAGCAAGTCTGTAATGTTATCGCCGGAACTTCTAGGTGAGGTTGAGAGCTTCATAAAAGAGAACGCCCAGTTGGGCTATGCCTCTAGAGAAGAGTTTATTCAAGACACTGTACGTTTCAGGTTGATCTCTGAGGAGAAGCAGAATGCTCATGATTCCAAGAAAGGTAGAAAAACAATCGCTCGAGATCAGTCGCAGAAGTGACATCAAATAATGTCTAGGTGCTAAATTTGGACAAGATTATTGGCATGCTACTTCCGATACCTCTGCCGTTTATTGGGAGGATTCTTCAAGAGAGAAGAAATGTTTTAGTAAAATATGTAACTTGGACAACGGGTCTCCGATTGGTGCCCAAGCAAAAAATAGTATTCTACGCATCCCAAGACTCAAAGGAAATTGTTGGTGAAGGAATAATCGAAATTGTCGAGTTCTTGACTGCCAGCGAAGCATTGGAAAAATACGGTGAGAGAATATTCCTGAGCAAGGGCGAATTGGAGAAATATATGATGCTCAGGCCAAACAGAGCCTCAAAGAAGATGCTAGTGCTTATGTTGTCTAAACTGAGAGAATATACTCCTCATGTCAAGTATGGTAGGCCGATTACAATGGCAGGTCAATATTTGACCCGCGAAGAATACTCTGAATTGTTCCACAAAAGTTCTCGACCAAAAGGCGCATTATTATAAGGCTTTTATTTGCGGATTGACCTTCATGTTTAATCAATAAGAGCAGTTGTGAAGAGATGCGTTTTGTATGACGTCAGGTGCAGGGAATCAAGTTGAACACAGGAAGAAAGATTCCGCGAGATTAATCTGGGATACTAAACCCAAGCGTGCTCCCAATCCTAAAGACATTGAGTTTCAAACTGCTGAGATCGTAATTCCTAACCCTCACAGAGATCAGGCACGGTTGCCATCTTTCATGGAAACCTTGTCAAAAACAACAGTTGATAGAACTAAGATGAATAGACTCATCTGGGGAGACAATCTGCTTGCAATGCAGGCGTTGCTTGCGTCTGGCTATGAAGGGAAAATAAATCTGATATACATAGACCCTCCATTTTGGACAGGCGAAGATTACTACACAAGGGTAGCAATCGGACACGAAACAGTTGAGCAATCGCCTCCAGTAGCTCAACGTCTAGCCTTCAAGGATTTTTGGAGTGGTGGAATTGACTCTTATCTAGAAATGCTTTACCCAAGGCTCCAGCTTATGAAGAGGCTTCTAACTGAGAATGGTTGCATCTTTGTCCACATAGATTATCACGTCGGCCCTTATGTAAGGGTCATGATGGATGAGATTTTTCCTGGTAATCTCAGAAATGAAATCATCGTAAGGCGAACCCAGAAAAACTTCATTGAACGAGGATATATCAAATCTCTGAATGTTGCATATGACACTGTTCTCTTGTATGCCAGAAGCGAAAAAACAGATTTCACTCCTCCTTATAAAGAAGAGAAGAGGGAAGCAAACTGGCATGCATTTAACGCTCCTAATTGGGCCGGCACAAGACCGAATCTCAACTATGAGTTATTTGGGCACATGCCACCCATTGGAACCGTCTGGAGATGGACCAAGGACCGTTCTGAACAAGCCATAAAAGATGGAATACTGAGACCTAACCCGAGAACCGGTAAACCCGAATACCTTGTTGCTGCACGGGAAAAGGCGCTGTGCACTAATCTATGGGACGATCTAAACGCTTACTCATTCAAGTATGGATACAACACTGAAAAGAACGAAAACTTCCTTGAAAGAATCTTGGCTATGGGTTCAGTTGAAGGAGACTTGGTTGCAGACTTCTACTGTGGTTCAGGGACGACTCTTGCCGTAGCTGAGCGATTGAAGAGGAAATGGATTGGCTGCGATTTTTCAAAGACAGCGATACAAGTCACAAGAAATCGCTTTGTAGAAATGGACGCAAAACCATTCTTGCTTGAAAATATAGGCAACTACCAACGACACTTGATCTACTTATCGGGGGTCCGGATTTACGAAATGCAGAAAATTGTTCTCAAGCTATATGGGGCAACCCCAAGAGAGGATTTGCCAGATCTTGGAACTAGAAAATCTTCAGACGGGATTGTAGAACTCATTTATGTGAGCTACCCTGACAGACCTGTCAGTGCCAAGAAAGTCGAAGAACTTGCCTATCTGGCCGACAAACTTGATGGCACAGGTTACAAGCGCCTCGTGATCCTTGGATGGGACTATGAGTATACTTATGAAGAATCCTTAAAGGAAAGAAAAAGGGCAGCACAAAACAAATGGAAAGTGGAGATCTCTAACAAGACCATTCCACCTGAAGTCTATGATTACCTGAAGACAGCTAAGACGGAGGAGGAAATTGAGCCTCTTCGAAACAAAATATATTTCCACGAAAAACCGTATCTGAAACTGGCACCTCCAGAGTTCGAGAAACTGGGCAACGGTAAGGCTAAGGTAACGGTGGGAATAGAACGTTACGTGGTCTTCGACTATCCAATAGAAGACGAGAAGAGAAGACAAGAGGTAATGCAGATAGTCCAGAAAGACTACTTTGCGTTAGTAGACTATTGGGCTATAGATTGGGATCACGACAACATCACTTTCAAATCTGTTTGGCAAGCGTTTCGAGGGTTCGGGAGAGACATCAAGGAAGTCCCAAAGACGGCTACAAAGGAAATCGAAACGGGCAAGCGAGTTACAATTGCTGTAAGACTTGTTGATGTCTTTGGAAACGATGCATCAGCAAGCCAAGTGATTGATTTGAGGAGAATGTAACCATGCCCAAAGCTCCCGTAATATCACAAATGCACCTTGCAGAAGCTCTAAAATCAGAGGTTGAAGCATGGTCAATGCAAGGCTACCCAGGGGTCACACAAACTACTTATCATCTATTGCATTACTGGTTTGATCGCGACGAAGAAGCAACCGAAAAACTCTTTGAATGTCAGAGAAAAGCTATCGAGACGATAATCTATTGTCATGAAATTCTCCAAGTCAGAAGCCTTAGAGAGCTATTTGAGAAGGTTGCTCCAGAAGTACTGTTCAGCAGCAAAGCTGTTCTCGATGAAGTTCAAGGATCTCCATTCTGCAAGTACTGCCTCAAAATGGCCACAGGAACCGGCAAAACATGGGTGCTTCTGGCATTAGCAGTATGGCAATACTTCAATGCTATGAACAAAGAAAAACCAAGCAAAGCTCCGGGTGAAACGAAGGATTGGTATTCATGCCGCTTTCTAGTCGTGGCACCGGGTCATGAAGTTCTAAATAGACTGCTCGATGCATTCAAAGGAAGGCGAGATCCAGTAAGCGGTTTGAGGGATCCGCAGAGATCTGATATTAACAGATCCATATTCATGCCAATTGAATGGCGCCCAAAGTTCCATATAGACTTCTATGAACCAACCGACATAGGTTCCAATACTACTCCTCCTGAAGGCCCATTCGCATTCATTACTAACTGGCAACAGTTCAAGCTGAGCGGAAATGAAGGCTCCTTGTGGGAAAAGTTGACAGGAGAGGAAGTCGGTGAGCAAACACGTGGCGACTTTCTCGCAGAATTCCTATCTGCTTTTCCAGATGTCACGATAATGAACGATGAGGCACACCATGTTCACCTCAAAGCGGGTAGTGACGAGGAACTTGTTTGGCGAAAATTCATCTCACTTCTCTACCAACGATTGTGTGAGAGACATAAGAAGGAAAGAGGTTCCTTCATTCAAATTGACTATTCAGCGACTCCGTTCTTCGGTACAGGTACGCAGAAGAAATTCTTCCCGCACATAGTCTATGACTATGACCTGTCTCAATCGATGAGGGACATGCTAGTCAAGCAGCTATTCCTGGAAGAAAGGCAAGCCATCGCCGGCGAAAGACTCGAAACTCTCGACTTCAGAGCCAAACGAGAGAAGCCTGAGGAAGGGAAAAAACGAGGCGAAATAGTAGGTTTGTCAGCAGGACAAAAAACACTCTTGGAGATAGGGCGGAAGAAACTCGAACAACTTACATTGGAATATGAGCAAAAAAGAATCGACAAAAAACCTGTAATGATGATCCTTTGCGAAGAAACTGATGTGGCAAATTTAGTCTGCAAGCACTTCATGTCGATAGCCGATGACAGCGGGAAACCGTATGACTCAAAGAAAGTGATGATGATTCATACCGACTTGTCAGAGCATGACTTGGAAGAAGCACGACGCCGACTCGACTTGATTGACGACGCGAACGATCCCCTCAGCATAGTCATCTCCGTTCTTATGTTGAGAGAAGGTTTCGATAGGAAAAACATCTGCGTAATAGTCGTATTGCGGGCTACTGACGCAGATCTTCTCCTAGAACAAATAGTGGGACGCGGACTAAGACTAATGTTCTCTCAAGAGGAGTATCCTCAGATATGGCAAACAAAGATTGAAGCTATTGAAGAAATCAAAAGGAACAAGCCGCCCTCAGCCTCCTATGACTTCCTTTTCATCGTCGAGCATCCGAGATTCAGGAACTTCTATGAAAGACTGAAGCAAGAAGGTTTCATAATTGGCGAAGGAGACACAAGTAAGACAAAGGCAACGGCCGACATAATTCCAGTCGATGCAATACCCTCAAGAATAGATCAGTTCGACATAGCCTTTCCAGTTCAGGTGTTTGAGCAGGGCAAGTTTCCCGACATAACGAAAATCGACGTTTCAAAGATACCGCCTTACAGCGTATTGATCGTCGACTTTGAGAGTCTAAGAGAATCCCTTGGCAAACTGCTCATACAAGAAACTCATGTCGACACAGGAAAAAAGACCAAATCATGGAAACTTGAAAATAAATACTTCAATTACGAATACTTCCTTTCTCGCGCAGCAAAGGCAGTTGCCGAAGAAGGAAAAACCACGATCCTTTCTGGGCATCTAGCCGAAATCGCAGAAGTAATCGACAAGTACGTCTCAAACCGCCTTTTTGGCAAACCTATAGACTTCAGCGATCCTAAGAACTATCAGGTATTGAACTTCTCGCTAATATTTGACCATGTTGTGGACAACATTAGAAATAGGATTCTGAAAATGATGGGAGATGTCCAATATGAAAGGACTGGCAACTGGCGTAGGCTTTCAGACGTGAGCCGGCTTATGCTCAGATCAACCTACTCTGTGGATACCTGGAAGTGCATCTATCCCAAACAAGCGTACTCTTCGGTTGGAGGAGGGTTTGAACGAGACTTCATGGCAGACATCATAGAGCCCTCAGCAGATGTCCTGTCCTTCGCTAAATTGGACAAGCGACACGCTCTAAAAATACCCTACAGAGATGAGCATGGCATACTGAGAGAATATGAAATTGACTTTCTAATCAAGACTAAAGACGCCATCTACCTTGTAGAGACCAAGGGCGACAGAGACATGGAGAAAGCCACGGTAGCAGTGAAGGCACGAGCTGCCAGAAGATGGTGCGAAACAGCATCAGGAGTCAAACCCCCAATTGAGCAACCAGAGAAATGGGAATATCTTTTGATATCTGAAGGCCTATTCAAACATAACCGTCATCTCTCATTTGAACCCTTCATTCCTCTTTGCAGGAGCCTGAGAGACCACGTCATAAAGAACTATGAGAACAGCACGAAGTCCTAGACTCTCACCGTAAATCGTGCTCACTCGCACCTAGGTGTAGCCAGATAGTATTTGCCATATTTTCTTATGCATGATGTTTAAGACATCGAGTGAGTAAACATACTTGGGTTAGAGGTATTTGGGGATACATTCTAACATCTTCAGCAGCAAAACGGAGCTTCAAAAAGCAGATCTAACCACAGACATCTATCGCATTGATGGAGTTTCTAGAAACGACAATCGTTTCAGAAAACTGAGCTATATCAGGGAGAACCTCAGTCGTCGACTCAGAGTTCCAGTTATTCTGTATTCGAGTGGAGAATCTGACTTTGCTATGGCACTTGAGCCCAATGTTGAAGTAATATTGGATGAAATGGGTTTCGTGGCAAAGCTAGAGAAGAAGGGGGAATCTTTACTCAATTATCCACAGCAGCTGAGAGAATTTCATTACGATGCAGCGAGGAGCGTGTTGGAAAAACATGGAATGTGGAAATACACGTACAACCGCTATTTTGAATTTTTTCCAGAGAAAACCATCGACACGTTTGAAATTTATCGAGGAATCTGCTTCAGATGTGACCTATTTGAGCATAAGATACTCTTGACAATAGATCCCACGACAAGAGTGACAACTCGAAGTACGATCTGGGAGCTCATATCTAAACTTGGAAAAGAAGAAGCAAAGAAGCAGCTCATGAACAGGTACGTTCTGGCCACTCAGGAAAAGGGAAAGTCCATCTATCAAATTTCAAAAATAGACTTTGACAAGAACGTCAATGATAATTGCATTCAGATTGCTGACAATATCTACAGTGTGAAAGGATATTTCAGGAGGCCTGGTGGAAGACCTGAGTTGGCAGACTCAATTTCAGATGACGAATGCATTGTCAGCGTCAGAAGAGGACTTGGCGCCATGGAGCTCAGTATGGCTCCAAGTCTACTCAAACTGATTCTGAAAACAGATGATTTCCCAAGAGAAAGAACACTCAAAAGCGACTTGATGAACGAGGTCTACTTGTCTGCCGAGAGAAGACGCATTCTCACCCAGAAATTTCTCACCATATTGAACCCACTGCCATTAGGAACTAGTCGTTCGACCACTTTTGAACTCAAAGATGTCTCCCAATTGGGAAAAGAAGCAAACGTGCTGCCTCCGCCGCATCTCATCTTCGGCGGGAAAACGTCATTTGCCCCCGATTTCTCACGTTATGGCTCTTTCATGAAGAACACTCTACGTGAACTCGGTCCTGCTAAGAAAGCAACTTTCTCTAGTGATAGAGTTATCTTGGTTTACCCCTCGACTGTTTCCAAAGGCATGATGAGGACATTCTATGATGATTGTAAGTGGATTTCTAGGAGCTTTTTCCGTGCCTATCTGCCAGAGCGACCTGTATTTTACAACTATCCTGACGTGGATGTTAGAAAAGAATACGAATCCTTCGGAAACGACGTTGATGCAGTAATAGCAGTCATACAGGATGAAAGAGAAAATGAAAGATACCTTAATTTCAAAGAATGGTTCACAACCAAACCAAATCAGGTTCTGACTTATCGCGTAATCAACGAAAAATACCTGCTGCCGAAAGAGCAAGTAGGACGATATCGCAACTTGGTACTGAATGTTTGCGCAGGTTTGCTGGGGAAGATGGGTGGCAGGCCATGGATTCTTGATAAACGGTTGAGTGCCGATTTCTACGTCGGGTTAGACGTGGGCGGTGAAAAAAGGGCAAGGGTCGCTTGTTTCACTTTCTTTGATGAATTAGGCAATTACTTGGGGGAAGAATGGCGCCCTCAGAGGGCCGAAGAGATAGACCCTGTTGAGCTTAGGCGGATTATCGTCAATACGGTAAAGCTACGCCGAGAACATGTTAACAGTATGGTGTTTCACCGAGACGGAGAGTTCACTGATCGGGAGTTAGATGGTATAAGTCAAGTGAAATCTGACCTTATTAAAGAAGGCGTGATGTCTGACAATTCCACGATTACGTGTGTGAACATAAAAAAGACAGTGCCTTACAGATTGTACGAAGTCTTGGGTGAAAAACAAGACGGTTGCAAGATTGGCTCTTACCTATTATTAGATGCCCATAATGCCATTCTTGCCACCTCAGGTGCGCCTTTGCTAAGACAAGGAACGGCTCGTCCCTTGCTAGTGGAACTCGTTCCTCCTTACGACACCGGAAATATTAGAACGACCGTACAAGACATATACTACCTTTCATTCATGCACTGGGGTTCAATACTTTTGAAAATGAAGCTTCCCGCAACTCTAAGGTATGCCGATGCTCTCACACCTTTTGCGCTAAGAAACATTAGAGTCACTGGAGTACCGCTTTAGAAGACTCTTGTATATTTGGGAAAAGTGTTTGTTCTGTGCCCCAATAGCCAGAGCAGCCACAATGGATAACAAGTCTTGATCAGGCGTCGAGCCAAGAGATAATGCCTTTTCTGCGTTGACAATATCTGCCCATTTCTTTTCAATAGGTTTCTCCTGCACTATGGAATCTATGCCGCCAACTGCAGTCTCCACGACATCTTCATGGATAAAGTACAATGAAGAAGGCCTTGACGTTGTGTAACAATATGATCGCCATTTGGTCTGAAAAGAGTCCACATCAACTTCAGGTAGATCTAGATCTCTTAAGGTTTCAAGCATGCATTTTACGCGCAATCCAGGTGGCGGATGAGTGGATCGAATCCTGTTTGGTTGGCTATCAAGCACTCTTAGGATAAACTGATTTACAAATGATGGTCCTAGTGTCTTCACAGCGAAACAATCTGAGGCTAGCTCTGGAATCCAGTTGTTATTCCACGCATAGACTGTAGACTCGAATTCTCTTTGATCCACATTGATTGGTCTGACTTCAGCTAGTTTTCCGGCTACCTGACTGAATAGACCTGAGCTGAATCTTTCTGCGTTAAGGTCAAAATATGCATGACCAAGTTCATGTGCCAAGATGATCCATTTTTCCAGATTCTGAATCTCGGAGTAAGGGCTGAAGACAATGTGTTTGAAGGTCTCGCCCCATCCAATAGGCAGAATTTCGTAGCTTTCACCCATGATAAACATCATTGGCTCAGATATGCCAGACAGCAGCGAAAGTTCTGATAGGAATTCTCCAAGTAGTGCATGCGGTTTTTTGGTTTCTCTATCTTTTCTCTGGCTCCTCCAAACAAGGGGTAGCGGAAGAAAAGTGTCTATCCCTATGTAGAGAAGCTTTTCAATATCTTCAAAGTCCCTAAGTATGTCGACAAGGAGTCTGCGCTGAGGTTCTTCTCGAAGATATCGGTCCTCTGCAAAGCTAGCGTCTTGCACAAACTCATCGAAATCATTCTTCGCCCTTTCCGTACGAAGTCTTAGAGTTTCGAGCCACGTTTCCAATGGTTCTATGTAGGTTTCAAGTGTTCTATCTGGTGACCTAATTCTCTGAAGTCTTTCCTTAGCGAAGGCAATCTTGGAAAAGATGTAGTTGGCTTTCTGATTGAGCAAAGACATTGCTATCTTGCTTCTGCCATGAAAATGCGAATTTTCGAAGTAGCTTTTGAGGCTTCTTCAGAAGTGGAGCATGCTATTATCTCGAGCAGGTCTTCCGCATCTTCGAGAACTTTGGTTTTTCCTTCTTTGAAACTCTTTAGCTCAACTATGGAATCAGTTAACATCTTCTTCAATGCAGGGGGTCCACTAACCATTCGGCCTTGTGAAAGCACGTATAGAATTGAGAGTGCCTCAGAAGATATCCTCTTTTGATTCTCTCTTGCCTCCAAAGTGCTTAAGACAGCTTCGAGAAGATTGATTCCGTCATCGATTTTGGTTAGATGTTCTGCTTTGACTAATTCACCTTTTCCACGCGCGATTTCAGCGAAATGTATTCCCATCAAAGCCGAATTAGCCTTTCTTGAGGCTTCAAGAAATGTCTGAGCGTCCTTCATCAGCTGCCATTGGCGGGTCAATTGCTTTGTCCCCCTATAAAAGATGAAGAAAGGTTTCTTAAAAGGTTATTAAGTATTGTGGATTCTGAAGCCTTCACATCAACACTTCACTATGGATTTTTTGTGACCTTAAGACATGCAGCCGCCTGCGATGCTAGACAGGAACCAAAACTCAAGCTTCTTGAAGAGTGAGCGAAGTTTCTTATGTTTTGGGTTCCTATGTTTTCAGAGACGAAGTTGACTCCTGTAGCGTACACGTTTGTGTTGGTTATCACCCTAACAGATAGGTCGCTTGTGAAGGCTAGAGCTGTGCCTGCTGAAGCCTTCTGCTCGTTGCCTCCCTACGCAAACGTGAACGTCAGTCGCCACTCGATCGTCAAGGGTACAGTCGTGTTTACTACGAAAGCCGTGAAGTCGCCGTCAGCAGCGCTTAGTCTGCTGAACAAGATTGAGCCGCCGCCGCCTGAATACGTATAGCCAAAGCCTTGCAGTCCACTCACGAGGCTGAGGAACAAGCCGATTTCTGAAACCGTAATAGCCGTCAAAGTTCCCGCGTTCCATGTCGCGGTCCAAGCCACACGGTAGGTGCCGCCTCCAGGAGAAGTCGTAGCACCTGCCTGAGAGTCAGGCGCAGTTGAAACAGGAGTAGTCAACCCTGTCACAGTTCCAGTGGTCACGTTGCCGCCTGTTCCAAGCCTCATGTAAGTCGATTTAGTAGTCCAATTGTACGATGTGCCTTGTAATCCAGAAGAATATGCGATGGCACTCGTCGACAGCATGTTGACCATGTGGATTAAGCCTTGGTTTACGATGTGACCTTTACTTGCAAACTTCAGCTTTTTAGCGTCGCCAACACCTTCATAGACGAGAATCTCGTCAGTAACTTTGACGTTGTCGCCGAAAGTGTTTCTGCGATTGAAGACATCCTTGATTTTCTGCTTTGAAAGGCAGAGTGTCCTCATCAAGTCGTTGTACTGTGTCGTCGTCAGCGGTCTTTTCGGTAATTCCATTCCGGTTTTGCCACCTCCATTAAGAGTTCGTGATTGTTGTTGACTCCGAATAGTTGGGCACGTCGTCTCCCTTTTTCCCATAGGCCTGGAGAAAGACTTCAGCAAGCCCGTAGGAATCCTCAAACGTCCTTGCGTCGCCAAAAACCACCACTTCGCTGGGTGCCGGGGCGTCGCCGATGGTGCCGCGCATGTACGAGATGAAGCCGCCTTCCTGCCCCACGCTCCACGCGTTCTCTCTTCCAACATGCCCTCTCACGATCTCCACAGGCATCTTTCACCCTCACCTCACTCATTCGTTATCGTCAATCCCTCGTCCAAAGCTGGAGAATCTCCTCCTGCGCAGTTTTCAATCATGCTGTGAACGTGAGTTTCGGCGAAGACGCAGTTTTCGCCGATCTGTTTCGTGCCTCCGTGGTTTACGTAGAGCGACTCGACCATGCTGAACTCGAGCTGTCTTCTCTCTTCGAAAACAGAAGCCTGCGGAACAGAGTTGCAGAGCACTTCATTCTCGGAACGCGCTAGCTCACAAGGGTCGAAGATTATGGAGTCTGCGAAAAGTGCTTGTTCCAAGCTGTGAAGGTACCCGTCAGCCAAGTCAATCGTTACAAAGCCGAATCCTTCTTCAGGCTGCTCTTCGCCGCCTGGGGGTGTAAAAGGAGGATTGCTTAAGCCTGAGTCCTTAGCCGACAGCGATTCCTGAAAAGCAACGAGCGCGTCGGCGAGGCGAAACCCTCGGTTCTGCAACAAAACGGTTGTTCTAACACCCCTAGCCGAGTAGCTGAATTCGACGCTTTTGACTTCGCCATTATACTCGTACAATCCAACTTCAGCGTTGGTTATCGTGGTCATGCAGTACAGGTCGATGGGCACGATGTTCTTGGTTGTTAACGCTATCTCTTTCGTGAGGTCTTTGTACTTCTGCAGCAATCCTTCCGCTTTGGCTTGGGTCGCTGCCTGAGAGCTTAGGCTTGTGTCCTTGAAGGTCTTGTCCCGTCGCCAGTTGTTCGTCTCGCTTGTCGAGTCTTTGGCAATGTACTCATAAGCCGCTCCGGAAACGGTTTTGCCAACCTGATGCACGTAATTAATGACTTCATCGATGTCACGGTTGCTGATGCTGCTCTGGTCAGTCTTGCTCTGGAAGGGGAGGCTGCTCCAGCTTCGAGCCAAGCTGAACGGGTAGAAGTAAATTGTCTTATTAAAATCAACTCCCCAAACGAAGCCGTTGCCGTCTGCCAGTTCCTTAATAATCTTTGAGACTTGCACGGCGTTGTACTCTTGCGAAGTGACAATACCGTCCATGACGTTATCGGCGGAGAAGACGCCGCTGAAGCAGGTGGCCACAAGATCCTTGATTATGTAACCGCACGTCTTGTTCACGTAGAGCTTGCTATAGACTTCGCGGTAGTCAAGCCGTTTAGCGTAGCCCTTGCTGCTCTCAATCCGCAACTGCGATGGCGGATAGATCCGCTCTGGCGCATCGATGTAGCCTCGGAACAGCAAGTAAAGGGCGGCCTCGGTTCCAGCCCTTATCTCAATCTCCGACTTGACGCCCAACTCGTCGTACTTGTTGCCTGGGTTTTTTATGGTCAACGACGCTTGCGGATGGCTGCCGTCACGAAGTGAAACCCTGAAATCTATCACGTCGTCCGTGATGACTCGATTGCTAGTTCCAGTCACTGCAGTCACGACGGCTTTGGCTTTGCGGCTTTGGTTCCCGAAGACGAGCAGCGACTTGGCGTAGAATTCTATTGAGCCGCCAGCATCGGCCTTAGCGCTGAAAGCGCAGCGCAGGGTTCCCGAGAGGCTCTCGTCGCACCAATCGCTCAGTTGCCAAACCACCGAGCCGTCAGACGCCAGTCTGATGGATAAGTTAACATTTAGTTTCCGCGTGTTAGGCGCGTAAGGCGTGACCTCCACTTCGACAATGTACTCGGTGTTCAGGCTCCAAGTGGCCTGTGAAGTGCTGGTTTTCGGCGAGTAATCCTGACTGAGTACAAGCTGGATCTTTTGATCCGCCGTCGTGCCGCAAAGCGTGGCAATCCACATTCCGTAAACCTCAGTTCCCAGGAAATGTCCGTCGCGAATGTCTGGAGACAAGAGGTAGAGGTAGAATCCGAACGTCGTGGGTTTGATGTTCACTCGGATTTTGAAGGGCACTTTGAACTCGGCTCGGCTCATGAGGTTCAAGCCGCCCCACCCGTTGGAGTCTACTGCCGCAGCGAAACGGCAGCCATTCGCAGTAGGTTCAATCATGCTGTCGTGGAAGGTTACGCTGCTGTTTTCTCGGGTGAGGAACTCGAACCACTTGCCCCTGTCCGGAGGATAACCAGCCGTGCCAACAAAAGAATCCTTGAAAAGGACGTTCTTGTATTCGCCCGTCTTACTCGAAGCCTCCGACGTCATCAATGGCGAAATAATAGTTTTGCGCTTGAGACTTGGTGACGGAAAACTTGATCTTGTCGATCTGTCCCCAGTCCAAGGTGCCATAATTCGTGAATTCTGTCTTGTGCAGCCGAAGCCGCTCCCAGGACCCCGCTTCGGTCAGCAAGCTCTTGAAATCGAACGTTGCATCGTTCAACCCTTCCGTGACGGTGACAACGGCGCTGCTGACTGCTGAAACGTTGTCCATGAGCCACGCGAAGCTTACCCAGTCCAAATCTTCAAGGTCGATAACGTCTAACGGGTCGTACGTCACGTTTACCTCTTCAGCGACATCGGCATTGTGGCTGACCTTTACGCAGCCCACGCCTTCAAGCGGAGTCGGCGAACTCGTCACCGCATTAACCACGGCGCCTTCTGTGGAGCTGGACCAACCCGCGATGTCGTCGCACGCGTTAGCCTGCTTGAAGAGACTCTCTTTCAATGACAATGCGTATCTGAGAACGTTTACCTCTATCTTGGTGAGCTTAACCTCTTTAACAAAAACCACTGTCTTCAAGGCGTCAGAGTCCAGCTTCAAGCTGTTTCCGAGGCACTTGTACCTTTGAAGCTGCTTGAAATCATCAAACCTCGAAGACCCCGCGAGAACCCCAGACAATTGTATGGTTGAAGCGAGTTCCCCAAGGTCTTGGCTGCTGGAGCCGCGAGCGCCCGGCAGATCGATATCCTCGAGCCTCTTCTGGTCCGAAAAGCTAAGGTCGTAAACGACGCCGAGGTTTAGATTGCCAAGCGTTACTGTCGTCGTGGTCACCTCGGCACGAAGAACGTCTGTGCTTTGAGGTCGGAACGCACGATTCGGCTCAAATGCTCATAAGCTTCTTCGGCGAATTCTCGGGGGTCCTGCGGCGTGCTGCCTTCGGGAAAGTTGAACGTTGGCGCTAAAACCAGAGTCTGAGACGCGACTCCAGCGTTACCAGGCATTCCCGTGTTGGCTGAAGCCCCTGCCAGATGGACCCGCGCGTTGAAGTCCTTAATCGTGCTAAGGCCTTTGTCCATGGCGCCCTTTACCATGTCCGTCCAGCTGCTCATCGTCTTCGTGCTCGAGTCCGCAGCGTTCTGAAGTGCATGAGCGAAACAGATAGAACCGATGAAATTTGAAATCGCACTTCCAGCAGCGTTTAAACCGCCAGAAACAGAGCTCGCCACGCTCGTCATGGCTCCTCCCACAGCGTTTGCGGCAGTGCTGAGACCTCCGCTTATCGCGTTTCCTGCGCCGGAAAGGGCATTCGAGACCGTGCTGATAGCGCCCGACACCGTGCTTGTTATACCGTTCCAGACGCCGCTAATGGTGTCAGCTGCACCTTTGAAGAATCCGACAACAGCGTCGGCGAAACCCTTGATCGTGTTAATGAGCGGTCCCACAACAGTGTTCCATATCATACCTAGACCGTTGCAGAGGTCCGTCCACACTGAGCCCCCTATAATCCAGCCAAAGAGTGTGTGGAAGATCCCGTTTATCGTGTCAGCAAACCATTTGACAGCATTGACGATGGGCACCGCAACCGTGTTCCAGACTGCAGCTATCCCGTTGCAGAGAGCGTTCCAAGCGTCCTGAGCGGCCTGCCACACAGCCATAAGTGTCTTTATTTCAGCTATGAAGACGCCGACGATGAAATCAACTATGGGCTTGATGTAGGTGTTCCAAAAACCGCTTATCGCACTGCACACAGCATTCCACCCTGCTCCCAGCGCATTCCAGACGTCAGTGAGCAGACGAATATTCGCGACGAATACACTCACGATAAAGCCGGCGAGGGGCTGCAGTACGTTCTGCCAGAACCACGTGAAAGCCTGGGTAATCGCCTGCGCCGCAATCGAAAGCGCGCCTCCTAAGGCGTTAGCAATCGCCAAGATAGCATCTCTGAAAGGCGGGCAATAATTCCAGAGTGCAAGGATTGCAGCGGTTAGCCCTGCGATGGCCAGAATCACGATTGCAATCGGGTTTGCGTCCATGACGGCGTTCAAGGCTGCCTGTGCTCCTGTCCAGGCTTGTGTGACGCCTTGCACGGAAGTTATCATCGTTACAAGCGAGGGCATTATGCTCATCGCCGAGAGAACCATGGTGTTGTTGTAGTTTCGCTGTGTCATGTCCGCCCTTTCTAAGGCAACTTGGTGAGCGTCTTGGGCAGTGTGCAGCTTTTCAAGGGCCGACTGTGCTTGTGGGCTGTCAGCTCCGAATTTTGCGACGGCACTGTTGTATGCGTCCTGAGCGTTCTTGACAGCGATTGTGCTCCTCTCAACCGTAACGTGGGCTCGGTCCAATGCGACGGATGAGTTCTCAATTCGGTCAAAACTCATGTAAAGCGCCATCCCTGCAGTAGCCGTGTTGTTGAAGGCCAGAGCAGTGTCTTTGATGCTGGCCGTGGATTCCTCAACGCTGTTGGACATCGCCTGAGAAGAGTCTGATATCTGGCTGTTTGCTGTTTGAAGACTGCTCGCTACCCGGTTGATGGTGTCAGTTGCCTGATCAACCGCTGTCAGTCGGATTTCAACTTCGCTGCTCATCTATTCTGTTCCCTGCTCCACCATTCCCGCCACTGAACCAGAAACTCAACCTGAAGAGGCGAAAGCTGCCCGATGTCTTTGAGCGTGTAGCCGTACTCGTAGGCGATGAAGCCTATCCTCTGAACGTCGACGTTTGATTCAACCCATGCTCCGACGTCTTCGGAACCTGCAAAAAACCAGCAGGCCCCACGATGAGTTTCAGCAGCCTCACGACAGCGTCAAGCCCGAATTCTCGAACGTCATCGACAGTAACGTCTGAATACGTCTTGTGCAGCATCAAGTAGAGCGAAACAATGTTCTTTTCTTCATTCGTCTCTTGCTTATTGATCTCTACCAAGTCATGCAGCGTCAACGTTCTGTAAGTGATGAGCCCCAACTCAGGGTCGTAGACCTTCCTGACGGTTCTGCTGTCTTCAACCAGCTTCTTAGGGTCGAAAAGCTTGGCCTTCCGCTTCGTCACCTCAGCGTATTCCTCAAGAACCCTGCAGTACTCCGACGCTTTTCCCCAATCAACCTTTTCACTCATAGAACCTCACTTCACGCATTATCAATGTGAGAGCTGTTTACCACGTGCCTGCTTGCCAATCGTTGCCTTCGCCACTCACTTTGCCGGTGACGATGCCTTTCTGGTCAGCCTTGAAGTTGAATGCGTTCAAAACAACGTTCTTCACAGTGATCTTCGGGTATCCAGCTGCCGTCGTGCCCGCGGGAGCGATAATGAAGTCCACCGGCGTTCCTGAAAGAACCTGGCTTGCATACGTGTTGTCGATGTACATCATGTCAACGCCTATCTTGAAACTCTTGTTTCCGCTGGCAAGGACAGCCGCTCTGTCGCTGCCCAACTGGAACTCCTTAATCAAGTCTGCCTGGACATCAGTAGTTACGCCTGTTGCGAAGCCAATGGTTGTTCCGCCCATCTGAACTACTGCGAGGCGGCCTATTATCGGCTGCGTGTTTCCTGACATTTTTCCATTTTCACCTCTCTATTTCATGTGCATCGCGAGGCACGATTTTCTCGTACCTTTTCGCGCACAACGTGCATAGATGATTTGTGAGTTGGATTTCTTGGAAGAGACGCTTATGCTCCTCGAAAAACTCAGGAGTAAAGGCGCCTCGCATGTCGAATTCCCACTGACTCAGAGTCGACGTCAGAAACTCTTCATAGTGGAGATTCTGCTGTTGCTCCTCAACAGCGTCATGGATCAAGAGGAAGAAGAGGCCGAGCCACTGCCTGTAATAGCGGTCCGTGTCGGCGAGGTAGATCAAGGCTTTCTGGCTTAGCTCCAAGATATTCAGGAAGTGTCGATCGCGCAAGTGCTCGACTGCTTGGTAGGGCACGTCATCGAAGCGACCACAGTATGCTTCAATTCTGTAGGTTTGCAACAGTTTCTGATAGACTTGCTCGAGCAGCTGTGTCTGAGGAAACTCTGCCCTGGAAGCCTGAAGACCCTTATTGACTATGCGCACAGCCAGATTGATGAGCTTTTTGCGCACGTGCAGAAGCATCCACTTGTTAAGGGCCAAAAGCTTCCCGAATCGCATCTGAAACTGCATCCTGAATCGCTTGGATCATTTCTTGCTGGTGAAACTGAACGCTCGTTGTCATGAACAGGTGCGGCTGAATATGCCGCGTGCCAAACTCCTGATAAATCGTGTACGGTGCCCTTCCGATAAGCCTGAAAGACCAAGCAGAGTAGCTGAGCATTTCGAAGCTGATCTGGCCCGCCATGTAGCCCGTGCGCCTCGGCGCCCTCATCTGAGCGTCAGTCTGCATAGCATAGCCGACATCCAGCATCCTTGCAGGAACGCGGTCATTGAGTGCAGAAGGAAAACTTTCCTCCAAAGCCAGTACGACTTTGTCGGCGAATTCGACTTGAACGTTTATGGCAACGCTCACGTTCTAATGTCCCAGCTTACAGCTGCGCTTTGAAGGCAGATGCGAACAACTTCAGGACTCTCAATCTTATGCGGCTCACGAACGATGTCAACAATTTTCTGCCCTGAAACCTGAAACTCGCTAACGTGCAAGATTCTATAGCATTCTAACCGCATAGCCTCTCTTACAGAGACTGCAGCATCAATAGTTGATGTCACCTTGACGTAGATGTCAACGTAAACGTTCTCAGTGATCTCCCACAACTCACGGCAGAGCGCCTTCGTGACAGATGGATTTGAGGGGCTGTAGACGCCAATTACATAGTTCTTGGTCCACTGGGGCATCTGCATCGTTTCAGGTTTCGTGTCCGTCCACAGGATATCTGTCTTCGCAGGGCTCTGAAGACTCCAATTATTCTGAAGAACTTGGCTAAGCGCTGCTGCAAGAGTTTGCGCCGTCATGTTCCAGGCGTCCTCACTTCAACATCAACGCCAGCAGCGATCAGACTATCATATTCCTGCTGACTCAACAAGAGTTTCTGACCATTGACGCGTGCGAAAATCTTGCTTTCCCGCCATACTGTGCCTGTGCCCGCTGAAGCCAGGTTTTGAGGCACACTGAAATCGTAAGGTCCGTAGGTTTGCGGGTCTCCAGGCGTGTACTTGCTCATGGACTTGCTAAACCTCCTCGATACGTCGGCACGTCGCCCTTGGCTGCCACTTCAAAGATCACAGCGACTGGCGTCAGGTTGACGAGTTGCCTGCTGAGGTCATCCTTGAAGCCCTGCAGGGTCGCGGTGACAGCTTCTTTGTAAGGTCCGGCTCTGGCAACGCGAAGATCTCCGAGGAAATAGTCGAAGGCTCCGACGAGGGACCCGCCCATGCTAACAACGAGGATGCGTATGCAAGCAACGTCCAGAGCCACGAACCAAGCAGTCTGATACATTGGATCTGTCTGCGCTAACGACGAGCCCAGGATGCTGTTTACGTAGTTGTTGGCAAAGGCGACATGTGCCTGAAAGCTCGAAGCTGCCATGTTCAAACCATAAACGCCGTAGACTTGACCAGTCTGGTCATACGTTGCATTCAGCGCTGCTTGAACGTCTGAAACTGATACGTAAGCACCCTGGCTCAATCTTCATTCATCCAACAAATTCGTGCGACTAAGAAAGGGGGTGACTTTTTTCAATACTTCTCGACTACGACGGCGGAGTTGCTGGTTGCGTAGTTGCTGATGGAATAGTAGATGTGTTTGTTTGGATTTTGCCAAGGACCACTTGTATCGTTTTCGAGTAGAAGTAACCAGCGAAGACGGCTGCGAGGGCTCCTGGAAGCGGCGTGCTTGACAACGTCGGAAAGAGTCCGTTCAAGAAGGGTATGCTCTGAGCGAGTTGTGCGAAGAAACCAGCGGCAGTTCCGAAAAGTGCTGGCGTTATGATTCCCAAGTCCCATGTGCCCCCGCTCGTCTTGTGCGGCAGTATGATGACTCCGCTGCTATCGTTGACATCGTGTAGGACTGCAAAGAATGCAGCGATGGCCATGTAACTCAGTATTTCTTCGGCGTCTTGCCAGGTGAACGTAGGCATAGACGAAGTTGTCGACTCTGCGTAGACTATTGCTGAAGCTCCTGTCACCAGGAAGAGCATAGTCACTGCTGTGATAAACAGCATTTTCTTTTGCATTTTTCTTCACTCACCTCTCACGTTTCCGCCTGCCCAGCAATGTGAGCAGACGCTGGAAGAAGAGGCAAAAACGACTCGAAAATCGAAAAACGGGAAACTAGATTGCTGTTTTCAAAAGGTCTAGCTTGTCTTCAACCCTGTTACCTGGACGATAGCGTCTCCGTTCAAGACTACAGGCGCGTACCTCGTTGTCAACATGATGTCTATGGCGTCGAACTCTTTCTTAGGCTCCAAATCGCTCATCAACGGCCGTTTGATGACGAAGAAACCCATAGGAGCATAAGCGCCACTCATGTTATCGCCCGTGCTTATGACGTAGGCTGTTCCTGCGCTCTGCGCTGCTGTTACTAAGACTTGCATGTCGTAGACTGTGCCGATGACTCCGCCCCTCGTGATTGTTTCGCCATAGTGAGCCCAAAGCGAGAACATCGGCAGTTCGTAGAGGTCTCGTGCGTTGATCGGGTTCACGATTATATGCGTGGGTTTGAAGCTCTTGCTCTCGATGTAGCTTTTGGCCCAAAGAATGTCTTCTTGTCCCAAGCCGTATGCGCTGCCTGCTGACACTTGGAATCTTGTGCCTGTGGCGCCCATGCTCCAGCCTGTTCCTGCGCTGCTGACTCCTGCGCCGTTGCCGATGACTGTGAGGCAGTCATAGTCGATTGTGTAGGCCATACGTCTTGCGAGTCTGCGGAGCTGCTGTTCAATCACTGGAATGTAGAGGTCTTCTATCTGTTCTCTCGGAACACGTTCTCTGAGGCCCTTCTTGTAGGGCGTGACTGTAACGTAGCTCAGCGGCGTGAAGTCCATGGGGATTTCTACGCCTTCGCTGATCTCGCTGATTCCTGCGCTTCGAGATCCTGATTCTTTAGCGAAAGTTGCAGTCTTCCCGGCTACAAGCGGAAACTCTGGGAATAACTGCTTGATCAACAAAGCAGGCATTGTGAGCTCTATGATTTTCTTATGCAGTGCTGGGTACGCTATTGCGCCAGTGTCTACCCATGTGAATGCGTCTCTCATCATGCTCATTCAGAATCACCTTAGATGATCAGGATAATGGCTGATCCGCCGCTTGCGGCGCCGATTTCGCAGAAGCCCAGTTTAGCCCTGTTTTGGTTGATTGATGTTGCTGTGCCTGCGCTCGTGTTGCAGTCTGTTGATGTGGCTGCTGCTTGTGTCTGGATTGTTCCGGCTGGTCCTGAGACAACGAAGTCTCCTGCGTTTATGGTTCCGTAGGCGGTCGCTCGGGCTCTGCCTCTCCAGAGGACACTGATTTCTTTGCCGTTCTTCGCTGTCGTCATGCATATGCCGCAGCGCTTGAGGCTCGGGTTTGTAGTGGGCTTTTTGACTGTATTGTCGGCTGTGATCTCTACGACTTGACCCATCGTCAAGTCTTCGCCTGCTATCATCGGAATGATGTAGCGATCCTGAATGTGTGGGCTCGTTCCTTCAAATGTTGGAGTGCTCAAAACTGTTCACCCTCTTAACCTGAGAATGTCGCGCGTCCTTCGGTGCCGAGCCTAGTGTTAGCCTTCAAGATGTCTTTGAACCATGGCGATGTTGGACCGCTCTGCTCTGCGTCGAGCTCCTCGTTTGAGATCAACCCTTTTCCTAGTGTCTTGCGGCCTGCTGATTCTGCAGTTTCCGCTTGGGGTGGCGGCTTCTCTTCTGCGTCGCCGTTTCCTTGGCTTTTCTTAGCTTTCCCTGCGTCAGCCGCGTCAGCGGCGCTTTCACTCATCTTCTTCGAGAGCTCAGTCAACTTCCGCGTTAGTGCTGTCTTGGTTGCTCGTTTCGCCACTTCAGCTTCGATCTCAGCGACTTTCTTGTTCAAAGCTTCAATCTCAGCGTCTGACCCTGCGGTCTTAACTTGGTCCATCAGCTTGACAACTTGATTCGTCAGTTCATCGTATGTAACCTGTTTTGGTGCTCCTTCTCCAGGAGCAACGTTGACTACGCCTTGTGCTTGATGCGGAGAAGCCTGTTGCTGCCCATCCTTTTGTGCAGACAATGGCTTCACCTCCTCTTTCTCATGTTTGTTTTCAGGTCCTTGCGGCTCCTTAGGCCTAGAACCCACATCGCCACCTTCAGAATTACGATTAAGTGACTTTGATATGGCAGCCCACTGATCCTCTTCCATAGCAGCCGCGAAGCCCACGGGCTTAAACTCGGTGTTCTTGTAGGCTGGGCTCGCGACGATACTGAGCTCTCGAACTTTGGGTTTGTGAACGATCTCCCAGCTCCCGGGGCACAGGTGGATGAGCATGCCTTCTTTTCTGCTGGGCTTGTGGCACTTGCTACACTCGACATCTTCACTGTCAACTTGGACGCTCACGTGTGAGAGGTAGCCCCTGATTACTTTCTCGATGATTGCTTGGTCACCGATTTCAGCCCTAAAGAGTGCTGCCTGGCCTGCCCTTTTTGCCTCGGGAACCTTGCCTATTACTGCCATAGCGCTTTCAGCATGATCGATTCGGAGCTGTGCACCTTGAAGACTGGAGACGAAAAAGTCAAGATCCTCTTCGGGAACTTGCCACTTGTTCGAGTTGACGCTTGTGTCGATTGCTACGCCTTCAATGTTCAGCAGCTTTTCTTTGAGAGCCAAGTTTGCCTCTTGGCCGATTTGCGCTTTGAAGGGAATGTAGTATTTCAACTGCATTACTTGCACCTTATTTAATGAAGCGCGATGGTAAGACAGAATAGCGCGCGCCACGGACACTCGATAATTATATACTTAGAACGGGTAGAGTGAGGAGTGGGAGGGCTGGTTATGAGCAAGTCTAGGTCGCATCTCAGACTCTATGCAATATGCGGGGTCATCGCACCCATTTTCTTCGTCTTGATGGTAATCGTGGAGGGCTTCTTGGTAACCGGTTACAGCCATATGACTCAACAAGTGAGCGACTTGGGCGCATACGCTTTGTACGGTTCCTATGCTTTGCTTCAAAATCTGAATTTCTGGGTCTTCGGCGTTTTGGTGGTCGCATTCGCGATAGGTCTCAGACAAGAGCTGCCGGCTTCGAAGGCCATGACAATATCATTGGGCGTCTGTGGGGCACTGTTCTTCCTGGTTGGCTTCTTCCCAGACGAACCCACCCCGTGGCCCGCAGTGGCACACTACCTACTCGCTCAGGCAAGTGGCCTTTCGATTTTCGTCAGCGAGTTCTTTGCTTGGAGAAGACTTCGCCGCCCAATCGCTGATGAAGAGGTCGGTTGGACTAAATACGGTAGGTTCTCACTTGCTAGTCTGGTGCTTGCCGTCATCTCTACTATCACATATGCAACCTTCGGGCAACCGGGTTCACCAATAGAAGGACTACTCCAGAGAGTGATGGGAGCCTTCATACTGCTATGGATAGAAGTCATGGCGTTGAGGCTTCTTCGATCATCGAAAGCCTAGTGCAATGGAACGCTATCATAGAACAGAATTCTAGAGGATTGTTCTATCTCACAGTGCTTATCTCAACGTAGGCGTTGATGGCACGACGTCGATATTCATTCCAAGCCTTGAAATCTGTGAGCAGACTGATCTGGCTCTTCAAGTGCTTGTCAAGCCATTGCCTAACGATCTCAGGGGTTTTGAACAGTTTCTTGTCGAAGATGTAGTTCTGTATCTCCCAGCGATCCGAACCTTTCACCCTTGCATACGTGATCTGCACGCCTGTAGTGATCTGCTTCACCCTGAACTTGTCATATTTAGCGGGGTCCTGAACCCTGTATCGCCAACTATTCTCCTGCTCGTCTAGCCCCATTGCCTTAAGCTTCCCGTGATCTTGAACTATCTGCCGAACCTGAACGTCCGTGAATTTTGGGTGTTCCTTGCGTTCCTTCTCAAACTCGCTCATGTCAATTCGCCAATCCTTCACAAATCGTCAATAAGTGCTTCAGCAAGAAATCCTTGACTTTCTTGAACCTGCGTCCGGGGCTCGTGTCGATGCACAACACGTAATTGTAGTATGTGAGCGGGAAAACTACTCCAGGCAAGTACCTGTTCTTGTGATATTTGTTCGAGTCCAGTTTCCCGTAGAAGAGCCTTCGTACACGACACCAAAGACAACTGAGGTGAGGCCTTCGCATCTCGTCAGTAAACCCGCAGAGGCTGCTGCAAGCCATTCGAGGCCACCATTTGCTAAGCCGACGCTTCATCTGGGAAATACTTCCGTTTGAACTCTTCCGGGGTGCCAAGCGGCCAAGGTTTATGGCACTTGTAGCATTTCTTTGGAACATGTTTCCAAAGTATTCGGCTGCCTCTGTTCGCATTGAACATTGAGAATACGTATCCGCATTCGCAGCGATGGACAACTTCACTTGCGTTTGGCATCATTCAATCACCGGCAGATAATAGACAGTCTTGTTCGATTGCTTCTCCTTCTTCGCCAAGCCCAAGAGGACGAGGTCATTGAGATAGCTGCTCTCAACCGCCCGTGCTCTACCCGTAGCATGGGCAACGTCAACAGCGCAGACGCAGCCAGTTTTGCCTAAGACAATAGCGGTCGTTTGAAGATGCTTCGGCAGTTTCATCAGATCCTGCCATTCATAACCAACGGGGCTCTTCGTCTGAGACTCTATTGCTCTGATTAGCTTAGCAAGTTGGGAGCTGATGTCTTTCAGAACACCAGCTAATTCTTCACTCATCTGGATCTTGCCTGCTAGTTCTCTTGGGTCGGGCTTTCTTCAGGGAAGCCTAAACGCAATCTTGCTTCACTCCGCTCGATAATCCCATCCTTGGCAAGCGTGTCGATGAGAGGTCCGATTTCTTGTACTGTTGGCTCCCAAATCGGCCGCCATTTACAAGAGGGAACCTCAACGTCTTCGCCGAACTCTCGGCGTATAAGCTGTTTGAAGAGGCATGTTTCTAGCTGGTCAGAATTGTTCTCTTGAATCATTCTGAGCCTTGTAACGTATTCTTGCATCACAGTGTCTGCAGTCGCTCGGTTTGTGCCTTCACTGTGACCCATGAAGATCTTGGGCACGCCCAGAACCGCTTCTCGCATCTCATGCATATAATCAAGCCACCATTTGATGTTGATCTGCCTGGTCATGCTTGGTATGGCTTCGACGGCACAGTCTCCCCTTACAAACACGTCGCTGGCCACGGTTCTGGCTGAGAAACTGTCAATAAGCTCGTTCAACTGAGGACCTGTAAAGGGCTTTTCAGGAGTGCCACCCTTGACGACGAGCATCGGCTTAGTGTAGAGATGGCTAATCACAGCCATGTCGTCTTCAAACTGGTCAATCAAAGCCTCTATCTTGAGCAAGGGTCTGAGGAGCGAAGTTCCGTAGCTGAATTCGTACCACCAGCTCTTAGGGCTCCAGCGGAAGTGCATCATGTCGTCTACTGGGAAAACGACGGGCGGCATTGTCAGAAGTTGTATGTAGCCTAGAACCTGTCCGTAAGGATCTCGCCTTACCCGCATGTGCACAGGATCTAACGGTTTAACCGCCATGACTGTGCCAGTGCCCTCTTCTTTGCAGAGTTCAGCATACCCGTTCCCGAAGACCAGCTGATCGACAGTCGTCATTCGCATCGTTTCAAGATAGTTGCGCTCATCAAGCCAGTCTGAAAGGAAATCACGCACTTCCGGCGTGGAGCCCTCAAGTTCGAAGCCGTTGCTGACCGCTAAGTTCACCGTAACATCAATAGCAGCCTTGATGTACGGAGTAAACGTGTAGAGATCCTTGTACTTCGGAAGATCCTCGATGGGCGTTGCGCCCCAGAGACGGTCCCAATAAGCCGTATAGGGCGGAGTTACGAAGCCAGCACCGCTGCCCCTGATCATGTATTTTGTAACGTAGCCCCAGAGACCAGCGTCTTGGCGCCATCCAACCGGGATCTCTTCTTGAATCTGCCTTCGGCTGACATCTGGCGGATAGGCACGCATCGCCTGGAGGCCTTGCTTGTACTCGGCTGTGTTCCACGGCATCTATCCTATGCACTCTTCTTTTCAACTGTGATCTTCAAGATGTCGAGAACAACAGACTTGGTGATGTCAACACCGTTAACGTAAACGTGCAGCTCGTCAACCTTGTGGGTAGTCGTCATACCTAGAATCTTCACTTGCTTGTCTGCTGCATTCGTAAGAAAGATCTCTTCTTCCAACTTGTTCACCTCAATTATCGCCTAAACGGTATGAATCGTGCCCGAGTAACTTCATCCGAGGGTCCTAGCTTCAGTGCATAGCGAGTTGCGTCGACAGCGTGATCGTTCTCTTTCACGTCTTCCCTGTACTCGAGAAGCTCGCTAGTGAGGTTCACACATTCCTTGCTGATGAAGACTCTTGGCTTGCCGTCACTTGCCTTTGCGAATCTGCCGCCGAACTCTCTTAAGCCGTCTTCGCGTTTGGCATGGTAGCCACTTGCGTTCAACTCTGCCCGGCGCAGGGCATCAATCGTCTCAGGATTGCTCGGATCGCATAGGATATCGCCCTCCCCATACTTCTGGCGAAACTCGATGAGCGCTTGGATAATGTCTTCTTGCCTCATCTGACGTTGATATACTTCATCAAGAATCCAGACTCGGCCATCACCATCATAGCCTAAGGCGACTATGGCGGTTGGGTTGGTCCATCCGAAGTCAACACCGTAACGAATTTCTTTCAAGAGCCCAGGGTCGATTTCACGAATATGCATCGTTGCGTCAAACCCGAAGCTGCCAACACCGACCACTGCAAAGCGGCCGTAGATGAACCTGTCCGCCAAGCCGCCCGTGTGAGTCCGAACCATCTCGTCAACGTACTCTTTCGTCAGCCTCGGATTCTGGTAGATGCTCCATCTGTACACTCGGCAGTTGGGACTCTTCGTTTTGGGGTTCTCAACAGCATTGAAGAGATCAGTTTGTGGAGCGTCAGGCGTTGTTGTGAGCCAAACGCTTGGTTTCAAGGGCACTGATGTTCTGCCGCTTCCTCTAAGCCGTCTAAGAATCGTCTGCCAAGCGACGTCAAAATGCCCTACCAATCGGGCTTCATCAACGTGTGCGTAGTCAACGTTTGGTCCTTCGCTCTTCTCTGGATCATCGAGGCTTACGAACCACCATTGACTCCCGTTCTTCCAGTCCAACCGCTGATCCTGCTTGCTGTAGCCCGCTACAAGAGGGTTATCCGTGAAGGGTTCGCCCAGCAACAGGGGACTTGACAGTGTTGGCAGAAGAATTCGACGAATCATGGGAAAGTTTGGCTCAAAGATGTAGCCGACGCTTCCCGGGTAAGCTTGTGCCCAGCGAATATCCTCATAGCATCCGCATATTGTCTTTCCAGCGCCTGTTCCGCATAAGCATGCCCGCTGCGTCCAGACGCCCATGCCAGCGTGAAACTTTAGTTGCTCAGTGTGGGGGCAATACTTGAGATAGTTAAGACGCTGGAGTTGCTGTCTGCCCGGGCTGTCTAGCCTCGTCTGTTTCACGCTCTCGTTTTTGACGTTCAGCCTCTTCCATGAGTATTCTCTTCAGATCAGGGTCTGCTTCAAACCCGAGGTTCAAGCTTAGAAGGTTAACCTGCTGGGGCTTCTTTTCAACGGCTCCAACGCTCTGCAGGATTTCTAGCACTTCTAAGTTAGTGTCCTTGATCAGCTTCAACGCGCCTAACTTCACGAAGTCGTTATCCGTGTCCTGCAGGAGAAGCCAAGCTTTGGGCAAGACAGACCTGGCGCCTTCGAGGAAACTGTGCAGAAGCGTGGGATCGTCAAGTTGCACTACTTGCGGAATCCACTGTCTCCGCCGCTCCCAATCATGATAAAGGTTCTTTGCAGTGGCCCCGGACTCTTTCTCAAGGTTCTCTACTATCAGCTTCAGAGGGATACCCATCAAATGCTGCTGCAGCATCTTTGTCCGTCTTTCCAACAGCTGCTTGTCCATTCGCCTACCCCCCTAAATTCCCCTTTTCTGGCGAATAACGCAGGGATACCGTTATCCTCTTCTCGCTTGACCCCGTGTATGGATGAGCCAAGTTTCTAGAGTCAACTCTTTGGCCTCTGCCAATATGCGTGATCTTCCAGCCTTCCAGGTTGCCCCTTAGTAGCTGTGGGTTGCCAGTTATGATTGTGAAGGGAAGCTTCGTTCTCGCCGTGTAGTATTTTGCCATGAAGTTAAGGAGGCGTTTGCCAACCCCTATGCCCTGATAATCTGGAAGGACCACAAGCCTGCTGACTCGATAATAGAGTGCGCTCATTTTGACTTTCATGACGGCTATGAACGCTATGGGTTTGCCTTTGTAGAGGGCAACGTAGTTCTTGGTGAAGGGGCTGAGCTCAGAGTTTAGATAGTGATATTGCCTAAACTGTCGCCAGAGATCAGCACTGCATCTGCGAATGTCGAGGCATATTTGTGGACTCGGTCTTTTTTTTTATTAAATTCCATAGTGTCAGTTGTGAAGATCCAGTCTGGCTCAAGCCAATCAACCACGTCATAATGGCATGTTACAGCGATGAATCGCTTCTTCGATTTTCTTATGGCCTTGGAAATAGCGAAGGCCGAGACTTGGGCGACTTCTCGGTCGACGACGCTTGTGAATTCGTCAAACACTATCAGGTCCTGCTCGAGCATTAGGGCTCTTGCGATGTCGACACGCATTTTCTCGCCTTGGCTCAGCTGTTCGTAGCTTTTGAGCCAGTCTGGTGGGCTTGCAAAGCCGACGCTACAGAGCGCCTTTGTTATGTCTTCAACTGAGAGATCTTCAGGGAAGTCTTCAAGGATGCTCTTATGATCGTATTCAAATTTGCTGATGTAGGCGTCTCCGAAAAGCTCTTTGGCTATGCTTGTCTTGCCCGTCCCGCTCCGGCCGACGATCACGCCGATCTGCCAAGGTTCCTCGTCTATAGGCAAGGATCCTTTGAAACGCTTCTCCAGTTTGCAGTCTAGCAGTGCAAATGAGCCTATGACAGATTGAACTCGGAAGGATTCAGGCGCTTCCCAAGTTCTCACAATGTCAAAACTCGGCAT